GGAAGTGCAGCAGCATTAGCAGGAGGTTCTGGTTTAGTAACAGCAGTAGCGCCTTGGCTTCTTCCAATTTTTGCAGGAGGAGCTATTAATAAAGCTGAAAGAGAAAGAATAGAAAATATAACTAATAAGGATAAACAAGGTGATATTAATACTATAGATATGATGACTTATAATGCTCCGCAACCAGGAGATGAGGGATTTAATATTCATAAAGATAAACCAGATTGGAGAGGTACTAATCAAGATCAAGGAGTTACTTCTGATGCTGGATTTGATGGACCACATGGAACAGACACAAGTGGAAGTTTTGCAGGCAAAGGAAGCGGTAATCCATTTGGTCGTTAAAAAAGGCTTACTTGTAATTCTTTTAATTTTATAATTTTTGTTATATAACTTTTACAAAAAAAGGTAATTTATGGCAAAAAAATCATCTGCTTCAATAGTAAATACTTCTTTAGGTATTAGACTTTCTTCTCATGAAAAGTTATGTGCTGAAAGAATGAAACAATTAATTAAAGCCATAGATGAATTAAATAAAAAAGTATCTAAACTTTCAGATGATGTATCAAGAGGTAAAGGAGCAGTTGCGGTATTAATTGGTATAGGAACTATTATAGCAGCTTGTATTGGCTTTTTTCAATTTAAGTAAAAAAATTAATGGCACTTAAAATTTCAGATGAAGCACGAGTTCAAATGCCGATGAAAACGGTAGCGTCCCTCATTGCACTTGTTGCAATAGGAACTTGGGCTTTTTTTGGCATTCAAGAAAAATTAAATACACACGCAACTAAACTACAAATTATGGAGAAGGATCTCGAAATGAATTCAGAGTTCAGAATAAAATGGCCTCGTGGACTTTTAGGAAGTCTTCCGGCTGACTCAGAACAATTCATGTTGATTGAGGAATTATATAAACAAACAGATAAGCTACAACTAAGAGTTGATGGTATGCTCCATAATGATGTTAATATAAAAGCTTTAGATAAAGCTGTTGAAAAACTACAAAATGATGTAGAAAAACTAAAGGATAAACAAAGAGAATTTAGTAATGGAGGTACTCACTAATGGAAGAAGTAATTTTATGCGTAGCACTTTGCATGTTTATGGAGGGTAAGTTAGTAGAACACACTTATCAATCTTCTATGGCAGAATGTTTAAAAAATAAAAGAGTGGCAGAAAGAACTATTCAGCCTGAACGAGTTCAGTTTGCTTGTGGTAAAGATATAAAAGCAAAAGTAGAATATATTGAAGAAAAAGGTGAAACAACTGGGCGTATTAGAATAATAGAAGTATTAAAACATGATTATACAGATGGAAACTATGATTCAGGAAGTAGATATTAAAATAAATTTATTATAAAAGGAAACAGTATGACTATAAAAGGTAAAGTTAAGTGGTTTAATCCTACCAAAGGGTACGGATTCATTGCACGAGATGATGATGCTAAAGATGTTTTTGTACATTCCTCAGCAGTAAAGAACGCTGGTTTAAGCGGTTTAGCTGAAGGTGAAGTAATAACATTTGAAGTTGAAGAAGGCACAAAAGGTTCTTCTGCGGTTAATCTACAAAAAGGTTAAACAGGAAAGTGAATAAAAAGCGCAATCCTGTTGCGAAACAATTAAGACATTTTAAACAAAAGATAGTTCGTAATAAAAAAAAGTACAATCGAAAAAAATTATCCAAAATTTAAAGCTTTCAATCTCAATATTTTTGTTTTATATCTACTAATAGGAAAGTATGGTATGAACCAGGAGGTATACTAATATGAAAAAACAAGGATACAATGCTAGAAAAGATGAACAACTAGGAATGACTAGAGGAAAACAATCTGGCAAAAAAATGTCTATGGCCGGCAGACGAAAAGTAGCTAAAGCTACTCGTAAACCTAAAGGCACTTACGGTTTTAAAAAAAAGTAAATCATTAATAGAGGAGGCTTTAGTTATATATGAATAACTTGAGTTTTAATACTAAAGCTCACTCTATTAAAAAAAACATAGGAGAAATTATGCCCACAGTCGGAAAAAAGAAATTTGCATATAGTAAAGCGGGAATGAAAAAAGCTAAAATGGCTGCAAAGAAAAAAGGTATTAAAGTTAAATATAAAAAATCATAATGCCTTTTAGATCAGAAAAACAAAAAAAATGGATGCACATTAATAAACCAAAGATTGCAAAAAAATGGTCAAAAAGATATGGAAGTAAAATAATTAAAAAAAAGAAAAAAACATAATGGAAGTTGAACTAGATAAAAAAAAATTACAATTCACTAATGATAAAGGTGAAAAAGTTAGAGTTGATATAGATCAAGATCAAACTGAAAAAGATGAAGAAGTTTTTGAAAGAAATCATTATGCAAATTTAGCAGAAGAATTAGACGAAAGAGAAGTTGCTAAAGTAGGAAAAGATTTAGTTAGAGCTTATGAAGATGATAAAAGTTCTAGGAAAAATTGGGAAGATCAATATTCTAAAGGTCTACGAATGTTAGGAGTAATAGTTGAAGATAGACAAGATCCTTTTCCAGGAGCTTCTGGTGTTCATCATCCTTTACTTGCAGAAGCAGCAACACAGTTTCAAGCTCGTGCTATCGCAGAAATGTTTCCGGCAGGTGGTCCTGTTAAAACACAAATCATTGGAAAAACTACAGATAAAAAATTAGAACAAGCACAAAGAGTTCAAGACTTTATGAACTTTCAAGTTACTCAAGAAATCCCTGATTACTTTAATGAACTAGATCAAATGTTATTTTATTTAGCTCTTGCAGGAAGTGCTTTTAAAAAAATATATTTTGATAATACATTAGATAGAATTTGCTCTAAATTTGTACCCGCTGAAGAGTTTGTAATCTCTATGGAAAATACAGATTTAGAAACTGCTGATAGATATACTCAAGTAATGAAATTAACAAGAACTGAAATAAGAAAACATCAAATTTCAGGTTATTATAAAGATATTCCATTAACTAAATCTGATCCTAATACTGGTGCTACTAGCGGAGATATGGTTGAACAAACTTTACAAAGATTAGAAGGTATGACACCAAGTATGGCTAGTAAAATTCATACTCTTTTAGAAGTACATACCAATATAGATTTAGGTGAAGATGAAGATGAATTAGCTTTACCTTATATTATAACAATAGATTATGAATCACAAAGAGTTTTATCTATTAGAAGAAACTGGAAAGAAGAAGATTCATTAAAAAGAAAAAGAACTTATTTTATTCATTATAAATATCTTCCTGGCTTGGGCTTTTACGGCTTTGGTCTTATACAAATGATAGGTGGACTTCAACACGCAAGCACTGGTGCTTTAAGAGCACTACTAGATTCAGCTGCCTTTGCAAATCTTAATGGAGGTTTTAGAGCTAAAGGAGCCAGAATAGAAGGAGGAGATATTACTATCTCTCCTGGAGAATGGGTTGAAGTAGAAGCATATGGTGATGACTTGCGTAAATCTTTTATCCCTCTTCCCTTTAAAGAACCATCACCAACATTACTTCAATTACTTGGAGTTTTAACTGAGTCAGGGAGACGGTTTGCTTCTATTGCAGATGCAATGATTGGAGATTCAGCTGGATCAGGTCCAGTTGGAACTACTATTGCTTTAATAGAACAAGGTTCTAAAGTATTTTCCGCTATTCATAAAAGAATACATCAAGCTCAAGGTAGAGAATTTAAATTAATTTATGAATTAAATGGAGAATATTTAGATGATGAATATTCTTTTGAAGTAATAGGTGAAAATAAAAAAATTAGAAGAAAAGATTTTAGTGCTTCAATTAGTGTTGTTCCTGTATCTGATCCTAATATATTTTCTCAAGCTCAAAGAATAGCTTTAGCTCAAACTGGTTTACAATTAGCAAGAGAAACTCCTGATGTAGTAGATGTAAAAGAAGCAACAAGAAGATTTTTACAAGCTTTAAGTATTCCTGATTATATGGATTTAATAATAGAAGATGAAGATACTCCTAGACGTGATCCAGTATCAGAGAATATGGCTATACTTAATACTATGCCTATTCAAGTATTTGAAGATCAAGATCATCAAGCTCATATGCAAGTTCATTCTCAATTTATGAATGATCCTAGATTTGGTGGAAATCCTGAAGCTAAAGAAAGATTATATCCAGCAATGTTAGCTCATATAGGTCAACATATGGCATATTTATATCAACAACAAATGCAAGCATCAGTTCCTCCAGGTAATCCTATTTCTTCTGGAGATTTTAATAGAGAATTAGATAATGAGCCATCAAAAGAAATAAGTATAGAAGAAGAAAATAGAATAGCAGCAAATGCTGCACAAGCTGCACAGCAGTTAATGGGCAGTATGCCTCCTTCTCCTGAAGAACAAAAACAACAAATGGAAGATAAAGAAAAACAAGCTAACATTCAATTAAAAGCTGAAGAACTTCAAATCAGAAAAGCAAGATTTATGCAAGGTGTAAAACAAAGTGAAAAACAAGAGGCTAGAAAAGATGCTGAGACTAAAGCTAAAATAGTAGAGACAGCTTCTAAAGTTGCTAGAAAAGATAAAAGAAAATAATGGGAGCGAAAGCAGACGAAATAAGACAAGCTAAAAAATTTTTAGAAAATAAAAAAATTTCTATTAAAAAAGTTAAACCACATTTATTTGCTATTGCTTCAAATGGATTAAAAAAAAATTTTGAAGCAACCTTAGATTTTTTTGTGAAAGGAAGTAATGGAACGTCTACTACAAGCGATCAAACAAAAACTAAAAGATCATAAACAAGAATTAAGTAATAATCTATTATCTAAAGGTGTAGAAAATTTACCTGAATTTAAACGTGTCTATGGATATGGACAAGGTTTAGATAAATCATTACAAATAATTAATGAATTAATTGAAAAATATAAAACAGGAGAAATAGAAGATGATACATAATGATATATGGGCAACTGATAATGATATACCTACACCAGAAAAAATACCTCAACCAGTAGGTTATAGAATATTAATCAGACCTAGAGGAGTAATAGAAAAAACAAAAGGTGGTATTATATTGACTGATTCGAATAAAGATAATCAATCTTATTTAAATAGTGTAGGTCAAATAATAGCAATGGGATCAGAATGTTATAGTGATAGAAAACAACCCTGGTGTAAAGTAGATGATTGGGTTATTTTTGGTAGATATGCGGGTGCAAGAATTTCTGTACAAAAGGTCAAAATGCTGTTATTAAATGATGATGAGATTATTGCAACTCTGGAAAATCCAGATATAATAACTCAACAATTATAATAAACATTAACATAAGTTAATGCCAACATAGGAGATACTATGCCAGAGAATGAAAAAGAAAAAAAAGAATTAGAAGTAAAACTTGATGATGTTGTAGAAGGACAAGAGGTAGAGGTACCTTTAAATCCATTAGAAAAGTTACAACAAGAACAAGAAAAACCTTCTAATGAAAGTGAAAAAGAAGAAGATAAACGAACATATAAAAAAGAAAAAGATCATGGAACTGATATATCTTATGAAAATGAAGTAAAATATGATGTAGAAACTAAACCTATTGAAAAAACACCTTCATATTCAGAGGATCTACCTTATTCTGTTAAAGTTCGTAAAAGAATTCAGAAAGAAGTAGCAAAAAGAGCAGATGCTGAACAAAGAATAGTTGATTTAGAACAAAAAATAAATTCTATGGAAAAAAGAACTTTTGATATGGCTAATAAATCACTTTCTAATCAAGCTACTGCAGTATCAAATGAACTTAAATCAGCAATTGAAGAAGGAAATACAGATAAACAAGTAAAATTGTATGAAAATCTTGCTGAAATTAGAAGTCAAATAACAAAAACTGAAGATTATGCTGCTAGAGTACCTAAAGTTAAGGAGAAAAAAGATAAAGCTCCACCTTTAGCTTCTGAATGGGTAAAAGAAAATTCACAATGGTTTAATAAACCGGGTTACAGAAAAGAAACTGCAATGGCTTATGGAATTGATGCTGAATTAACTGAAGAAGGTTGGGATGTGCATGATCCTGGTTATTATGATGAGATAACTAAAAGATTAAAAGCAAGTGGTCTTAATTATTTTAATAAAACAGAAGAAAACACTTCCAAAAGTAATCAAAATGTAGTACAAAAAACTAACAGAGTGCAATCTCCGGTTGCTGGAGTTTCTCGTAAAAAAGGAACCAGTAGTAATAGAGTTAAGCTCACAGGTGATGATCTTGCCACTGCTAAAACCTTTGGTATTAACATTAACGATGATGCAGCACTAAAACGATTTGCTAAAGAAGTAAAAGACTTTAGTGATTCAAATACAGGAACACGGTAAAGGAGCCTGACATGAATAAAACAAATAAAATAAACAATGAAACTAGAGTAGAAAAATCTGCAACAGTTTCAAAATGGCGACCTAGTAACTTATTAGAAGCGCCTGAAGCAAGACCTGGCATGAAACAAAGATGGATTGCCACTATGGTCTTGGGACAGGAAACGCCGACAAATGTAGCTAAACGATTGAGAGAAGGTTGGCAACCAAGAGACATTAAAACTGTCAAAGATGGCCAACATTTTCCTACGATAGAACATGGCAAATTTGCGGGATATATAGGTATAGAAGGAATGGTACTCTGTGAAATGCCAGAAGAAATGGTAAATGAACGTAATGAATATTACGCAAAAATGACTGAAAGTTTAATGACTTCAGTTGCTCAAGATATGAATAGAGTAGAATCACCCGGACAACCCATACAAAGGTCTTATAAAAGTTCTGTTACTAGAGGCGGCTTTAAAGAGTAACAAACTAACTATGGAGACAAATAACTATGGCAAACGTAGATGCACCTAACGGTTTTACACCGTTAAGACATTTAACAGGCGGTGTTATTCGTGCTAATGAATATGCTATTGCAAACAGCTATGCAGCTAATCTTGCAAGTGGCGATATTGTTGCACTTCATACCGATGGTACAATTATCAGAGGAACAGCGGGCGGAGTAGTGCTCGGAGTTTTTTATGGTGTTGAATACATCGAGAATGACACAGGCGATGTTAAATTTAAGAAAGTTTGGAACAATGCAACAACTGCTAAATCGGGTGACCCGATTAAAGCATATGTGTATGATGATCCAAATATAACATACAAGATTCAATGTAATGGAACTTTCGCAAACGCAAATGTTGGCGAATTAGCAAATATTACTATTGGAACTTTTAATTCAACCTACGGACATTCAACTGACGAATTGGATATCTCAACTCTTGCAGCAACTGCAAAATCATTGAGAATCCTTCGTTTAATTGATTATCCTAAAAATGCAGTTGGCGCTGATGCTGATGTAGAAGTAGTAATTAATCTATCTCTATATGGTACTCGTCAAGCTGGTATTTAACCTTAACAATAGGAGTTAAAAAATGGCTTTAAATAGAGCACTTTTTACCAAACAGCTCAATCTAGGTTTAAATACCGTGTTTGGTATGGAATATGATAGATATCCAGAACAATGGAGAGCTTTATATTCTACAGAGCAATCAATGAAAGCATTCGAAGAAGATGTACAAATGATCGGCTTCGGAGCTGCACCAACAAAAGCTGAAGGGGCTATGATCAATTATGATTCTGGTCGAGAAGGCTTTGTTTCTAGGTATGTGCATGAAACTGTCGCTTTAGCATTCGCAATAACTGAAGAAGCTGAAGAAGATGGCTTGTACGGTTCTCTAGGCGCTAAATACGCAAGAGCACTAGCAAGATCAATGCAACAAACTAAAGAAATAAAAGGCGCAAATGTTTTCAATAACGCAACTGGCACATCGGTTGGTGGAGACGGAGTAGCATTATTAAATGGTTCTCATCCACTAGGTGGTGGCGGTACTGCTTCTAACATATTAGCAACACCTGCAGATTTATCTGAAACGTCCTTAGAGACACTTTTAGTTCAAATCTCAACAGCTGTTGATGACAGAAGTATACCTGTTGCTTTATCAGGAAGAAAACTTGCGGTTCCACCTCAATTGGTGTTTATTGCAGAAAGAATCCTTAAGTCTAATTTAAGACCGGGAACTGCTGATAATGACATCAATGCACTTAGAAATATGGGTATGATCCCTGAAGGTGTTGTAGTAAATCAAAGATTTACTGACCCTGATCAATACTTCATATTAACTGATTGCCCAGATGGAATGAAACACTTCCTTAGATCACCAATCAAAAAAGCTGTAGAAGGCGATTTTGAAACTGGTAATTTAAGATACAAAGTTAGAGAAAGATATTCTTTCGGTTTTACTGACTGGAGAGGTGTATACGGTTCCGAAGGAGCTGCGTAATAACTAATCAATACTAGGCGCTTCGGCGCCTAGTAACAACCCAAACGACTGCGCAAGCAGACTATTTTTTAAAGGAGGATAGACTTATGGGAAAAACAACATTTTCGGGTCCGGTATTAGCTGGTAGTATTAATGAAACTACTGGTAGCACTTTAGGCTCGAATGTAAAAAACACTGGCTATGTAACAATGGCACAAGGTAAAGATGTTACAATTACTGGAGCAACAGCAAATACAAATGTTGCTGTAATTCCAGCTAATTCACAAATTTTATTTGTGCATGTAGATGTTACTGAAGTATCAAATGATACAAATGCTGCAACTTTTTCAGTTGGAAATGCTTCGAATGCTACAGCATTCACTGCTGCTGCAAACTGTAAAGCTTTAGGAAGAACATCACAATCTTCTGCAGCTTTAGGTTTAATGGCAAACGTTGGAGCTTCTGATATTAAAGTAGTAGGTGTATTTACTGGTACAGATGGCGATGGTAATACAGGAGCTATAACAACTTCTGTGACTTATCTTCAAGATAATGGCTTACAAAGAACATTTACAATAGCTTAATAATAATTTAGGGGGCCTTCGGGCCTCCTTTTATTGGAGGATTATGGAATTAAATTTAGATTTTTTATATGAACCAGCTAAAGCTTTAAAAAATGTTTTTGATGATAAAGATGATGAATTAATTAAAGTTAAAGATACAGAAGTAACTGAATTAAAAGATGATGATAAAGAAACTGATATAGCAACAAAAGCAGTATTAGAAACAGGTGGTGATGCTAGAGAGGCTGAAAGAATTCATCAAAAAGATGAAGGAGTTATTACTACAAAAGATAAAGAAAAAGAAAAAGA